TTATACATATTATTATATATATATATATATATATATATATATATATTAAAAATATTATTATTTTATTATTTTATTATTTTTAAAAACAAACATTTATTAACTTTTATCAATACTATAAATATAAATAAGTAATCTATTAAATCATTGAGAGTAAGTTCTTTATTAAAAAAGGGTTCTCTTAATGCTTTAAATTCTAAATGATGTTGATATTTCTTCTCTCCGTGTAATGGAACAATATGCGTAAAATAATTTAATACTTCAAAAAACCTTGATTTTAATAATAAACTATAATATTTATAATTTAGTTTGCTTTTAACTTGAACTCTATTTAGACTATCTTTTTCATTTGTATAAAATAAATTTTCTTTTGTCTTATATTTATTAAATGTAATAAAATTATGCATAAAGAGATCTATATGACCATATATTTTAGAATTTAAAGTTTTATTAATACCATTAAGTGATATTAAATAGGCTGCTGTGCTTCCACTTACATAACTGTGTGTGGTATATGTATTTTTTGTTGGAAAAAAACCATCGCTGTGTAATAGAATAATTTCCCAATTACTATCTAATAGTTGAATTTCACATATAGATTTATTCAGATGTTCATAAAATTCTTCGCAATTATATAATGGAAAAGCATCATCTTCCATAATAAGAAAATAGGGTATTTGATCATTTGCTTTTTCGCTATAATTTGACTTTATATGTTTGCAACACAATATATGACTTAATGCACAACCAATTACAGATTTTGGAGCAAAATTTTTAGCATAGTTTGAAATATATTGTTGATATTCGGGTTTTAAGTGTTCGTTTTTTATTGCGTTGACTCCACTAAATTTCTCTACGTGTAATCCAATTTTTAATAAATGCGGTAATTGTTTTGTGTAATTTGATTCATAATCATCCAAATTTATTACATATGTTTTTAAATTACTATAGTCTGCTTTTATAGGATAGTTATTATTCATATATTATAAATAATATATAATTTATACTTTTTATACTTATTAGTTTATTATTATATATATTAAAAATACTATTATTTTATTATTTTTAAAAGCAAACTTTTATTAACTTTTCTCAATATTATAAATATAAATAAGTAGTCTAATAAATCATTTACAATAAATTCTGTATTAAAAAAGGGTTCTTTTAATAATTTAAATTCAAAAAAATGTTGATATTTTTTCTCTCCGCGTAATGGAATAATATGCGTATATTTGTTTAATAATTCACAAAATTTAGATTTTAATAACAAACTATAATACTTATAATTTAGTTTGCTTTTAACTTGAACTCTACTTAGACTATCTTTTTCATTTGTATAAAATAAATTTTCTTTTGTTCTATATTTATTATATTTAATAAAGTTATGCTGAATAAAATCCGCATAACCATATATTTTAGAAGTTGATGTTTTATTAATAGCATCGGGTGATATTAAATAGGCTGCTGTGCTTCCACAAGCAATATGTGTATTATATGTGTCTTTTGTTGGTAAAATACAATCACTATGTAATTGAATAATATCCCACTTGCTATCTAATAATTGAATCTCATAGATAGATTTATTCAGTAGATCATAAAATTCTTCACTATTATATAATGGAAACGCATCATCTTCCATAATAAGAAAATATGGTATTGGATCATTGGTGTTCTCAAAATAATTTGACTTAATATGTTTGCAACACAATATATGACTTAAAGAAGCACCAATTACAGATTTTGGCGCAAAATTTTTAGCATAAGTTGAAATATATTGTTGATATTCGGGTTTTAAGTGTTCGTTTTTTAAAGCATTGACTCCACCAAATCTCTCTACTTTTAAACCAATATTTAATAAATATGGTAATTGTTTATTGTAATTACTAATATAATCATCCAAATTTATAACAAATGTTTTTAAATTACTATAATCTGGATTAATAGGATAGTTATTAGCCATTATTATTATTATATAATAATAATACTTTAATATATTACTACTAATAATTACTACTAATAATTACTACTAATAATTACTACTAATAATTACTACTAATAATTACTACTAATAATTACTACTAATAATTACTACTAATAATTAATTTCCAAATTGAAAATTTATTTAAAATTGATTTAAAATTAATTTAAAATTGATTTAAAATAGTATATTATATTATATTAATATAATAACATGGTGCTGATGTATACTATTGCTGTAACAAAAGATAAAACAACTATTTATATGAAAGTGCCATATGATTGTTTGTCATATAAACAAAAAATGCACAGAGGAATTCTTAAATTAAATATTAAAAAACCTATTATTTCTAGTAATAGCAATGAATTAAAAGTAAATGATTAGAAATTATTTACACTTTTAATTGTCCCACTAAATCACTTAATGATCGAGTTTTTGGAAGCAAACACTCATTCTTTTTTTTTGCTCTTAATTTATGTATAAACCATTTATGCGGATTATTCATATTAGGATCAATTTGTAAATTTAGTTTGATAACTTGTGAGCGACAATGATTACTACAGCACATACAATCAAATCCAAAATATAAGGTAGAATATTCCATAAGATTTTTATTACAAAAATCACAACTAAATACCATACTATTTTCAATATATATAAAAATTTTATAATATTTTTATATATATTTTTATATATATTTTTAAATATATTTTTAAATATATTTTTAAATATTTTTAAACTATAGTCATATATTATATATGTTATTAAAATAAGACGCATTAAGGTTTAAATATCTAAACTCACAATATTTTTATCACTTTTTTGCCTGCGTTTAGATTTTGTTGGTATTTTAGCATTTGTTAAATCTCTCAAGTCTTCAACACTAATTGTGCTAGATTCATTATTTCTCCTTTCATTAACATCAACTTGTTTGGTCTTTAGTCCGCTTAATAAAGACGCAATATTTTGACTGGGAGGAGGAGCAACAGACGGACCTTTCATTTCAGGGCGTGTAATACGTTGTTCGCTAAAAGGATTACCTTCGCCATTATCTATTTCCATACCACGTGCCGACATAATATCTGGACGATTTATAATATTTTGAACTCTTTGACTGCGTTCAGGTAATTTAGACTCGACTGGTGGCGGTGGCGGACCCGAATTTACATTTGGGGGCATAGATGCTCCAAATCCTGGGTTAGCACCGTTATTTCCAAATAGTCCGTTCATAAATCCACCTAATCCAGGTTTAGATTGACCCATTGTATTAACTGCTGCCTGAGTAAATTGCTTCATTAATTCTGGATTTTGACGCATAATATCATCCATACCTGGCATTGAAGATTTAAATAATGTATTTGACATATGAATCATCATTCCGGAACCACCTAATTGAAACAATAATTTCAATTCAGGAGACATTTTTGCTTTTGATTTATATTTTTCGTGTAATTCGGCAAAAATTTCATCATATTCATCAATATTTTCATTTATTTGCTCTCCCCAACCATCAAGTTTAATATCAAAAGGGTCAAATTTATTATTTAAGAATTCTAACCCGGTTATACAAGCCATTAGCATTTTTCCTTGAAACTTAATCGCATTAGATTTTTCTTTTTCCGCAATAATAGTTTCATATTCCCCGATCATTTCATTTAAATTGGAATCCATATTATAGCGCTTGCTAAGCGAAACCCCCTTTTTCTCTAGCTCTTCTAACTTGCGTATATATTTGAATTTTTCTTTTAACTCCTCTTCTTTAGTTAATTCGGGTTTTTCTTGTGCCTTAGTTAAATTTATAGGCACATTATTGAATTTACCAAATCCATCCCAAGTTTTATTTTCATTCATATTTGCCGTTGATTTACCTAAATTTATTGGATCATTATCATCATTCTTTGTAACTGGTTTAATATTGGCACCATTATTCTTTGAATCACCACCAAATAACCCTCCAAAAATAGATTTTTTATTAGTTCCCGTTGATTGCCCATAATTTATTTCTTTTTTATTACTATTATTACTATTATTACTATTATTATTAGTATCGGTATTTAACTTTAGTTTGTCGTCAAAATGTCTTGAACTGTTATTATCTGTTAAATCATTTAATTCATTTTCTAAAGTAGTAATATCTTCAATATCTATTGAAGTTGATGTTTTTTTTTCATTTATAGTTTTTCCATTCATTAATAATTCAATACCACCACCAAAATTAGATGAGGGTTTTTTTGATATAATATCTTCTATTTCATTATCTATAGCGGACTCATTTATCTTGAATTCTGGAATTTGAAAATTATCAATGTTTAAAGTTTCGGGTTCTATTTCTATAATATCCATTAAAACTATTATGATAAAACTAGAAGTTTAATTTTTAAATACTCCGCAATATATATTATATATTATATATTATTAATTGTTAATTAATAATAGTAATTATTTTAATATATTGAAATTTTCTAAATAATAAATTCCTTGTAAAAAACAATCTGCTAAGTCATCTTTCTTTGAGTGTTTAACAAAAAAAGCAACTTCTGGGGACATATTTTTATGTTCTAATAGTTGTTTTGTAAAATAAATACTGAGTTTCTTCCGTTCATTATATGATAACTTTTTATCTTTAGCATCACAACTATCTTTACTAATAAATAATTTTAACTTATTTGTTGCTGATATAAATTTAATATTATAATTATTACAATCTATAAAGTATTGAGATATCATACCCTGAATAGTTTTCATTCTATTAGCAATAGGACTTATTTGATTTTCCAAAATAATTTGGTCAATACTAACTAAATCAAAATTTTTAAATAATTCATTTAATTCGTTTTTTATACTAATTCCAATATCTATTAAATTTACATTGTTTGCGTTAACAGTTTCAATTGCTTCAAAACAAGTAGAATTTAAATATTCTTCTATTAATTTTATTAATGATGCCTTATTTGTGGGTTTTTCTATTTTAATTTGATATTGTTCAAGTAATATTGAGAGATTAGCAACAGATTGTTTATGTAATGTTTTAATATTACATGTTGGCAAACTATATTCAGTTTTTTTTGTATGATTTTTACAATAAAAAACATTGTCTTTATGAAATTTGGCTTCTTTTGAGCAACATTGTTCATTACATGAAATTAATTTGTTACATAAATTTATTACATCCCACTTTATTATTTTAAAATCTTTAAAATCTTTTAATTCGTTAGCACTAACTTTTTTATCACTAACATGACATTCTAAAATAACATATGCTAAATTTTTAATACCTATATCAATGCTTAATATTTTCATAACTATTATATGTTTATTATTACAAATATTATATATTAATAATTATATATAATATATGTTTCTATATATATGTTTCTATATATTATGCTAAAAGTTTATTTAAAAGCAATCAAGCATACCGAATAATTTAATCTATAAACATAATACATCATTACGGCAAATAGTAAATAGTATAATGCTAAACCAGTTAGTTTTAAATTCTTTTTAAATAAACTCATTATAAATATTACGACTCCTACAAGTATTAATGCTAAACTTATATATCCTAAATAATAAAAAAACATACAATGTTCTTTGCCTAAAGGCGCCATTAAACTATCGAAAAAACCCATATTTTATAGTATATAACGATATTATAAAATATTATAAAATATTATAAAATATTATAAAATAGTATAAAATAGTATAAAATAGTATAAAATAGTATAAAATAGTATAAAATAGTATAAAATAGTATAAAATAGTATAAAATAGTATAAAATAG